TTGGTTCCGGGTAGAGTGTTTGCAGAGATACCTTCTAGCAAAATGACTAGAATAAATGAAAACTCGGTTAGGTATACTTTGGTTATTGATGAAGAGGCCGCTAATAATATACAGAGAGGTGGACAGGACCGAGGAATAAATGAGATTGGCATGTTCATGAAGAACCCTACAGGCGCGGCTCAGGACAGGCCAATCCTGGTGTGTTACAGAACATTTAGTAATATCGTAAAAACTAATGATTTTAGTTTAATCTTTAGGTGGACAATAAACTTCTGATATGGCATTTAACAAAGACGACATATACACAAGCAGCGGAGACGTAATGCTATTTAATTCTTGGACGCCTTATGTGTCTAAGTTTGATACTAGTACCTTCTACAATTGGGAGCAGGATAACGTCCCTCTTTATGACTTGGAAGAAAGAACTTACGAGCTTTGGGAACAGGCTGGGTTTGCTACTTCCGCAGGAGTTCCAGGTCTAGCTCTAACTGTTTCTGCTGATACCCCTCAAGCTACCTTAGATCAGAACAATAATATATTCACAGATGTTAGCTCTGCTATAGCTGCCATACCAAAGGTGGTTAGATTTCCTGTTCTTGTAGAGGTGGCTAACTTTGGGGATTTAGGTCCCTTAGAGCTTCATAACTTTAGGATAGAGGAGGGTGGCTCCATAGAAATTATAAACAGAAATTTCTCTAGAGTATTCAACGCATCTTCAGTAGCTCCTTCAGTAGGGACGCCTAACTATAATCAAACGCACCAAACTCCTACTAGCCTTAGTTCCCTTGATCTGAGTAACACCTTAGCTGATACGTCCTGTGTACATATATCAAGTACCGTTTTTGATGGAGGCGAAGACGCTCGACTAACTGAAGCTAACTTTGTTTTGTATCCCTCTCATGTACAGCGAAGAGCCCCTCTAGCAGTAAGTTACAAGAGGGCAGGTACTTTCGGAGCAGGAACTAACAGGTTCTTTACTAGCGTTTTCGAAAACTTTACTACAGATGCTACTATAAGTGATAATGATATTAGCTCAACAAATACTGTTACACTTGCCCCACTACGTCGGAGTAGCGTAACTACCACAGGAACCGGGGATAACTTAGTTGGAGGAAACTTCTATGGGAATGCTTGTACAAAAATAAGTGTTCAAAACTGTGACGGGCCTATTTACATTAGAAATTTCTTTTCTGATGCTAATCAAAATTCCGACGCTGCGATAGAAGTAATTAACTCTAAAGTTCTTTTGGAAAACTGCACAGCCGTAAGAGCCAAGAAGGCAGGATTTAAATTCAGCAACTCGGAAGTAACTCTTTCCAGGTCCGCGTTCTCTTATAGAAATTACGAAATTGATCCTACGGACGTTACTTCTAGGATAGAGAACCAAGGAATTGGATATCACCTTCTTAACAGTGACGTTACGGTCAGTTCTAGAATCCTAGACCTTACTTCAACTGAAGTTGGGGATTCTGGTGCTGAAGGTAGAGATGCTGTGGTTGTTGCTTCCAGGAACACACAAGGATTTGTTTTAGAAAATTCAAAGTTAGGTGGGGGAGTTAAACGAACCTCTTCTTCGGACGCTACCACCGGAGGTATCGTTTGTGCAGAACTAAACACTCAGGAAGGCATAACCCTAAGATCTTCTCAAGTAAATCTTAACGGATTGGTTGACGTTTACGGAAACTCCACGGGAATAAAATCCGAAGGTTCTCACTTTATTTATGAAAACCTAACTGTAGATGCTAGTCAAGAACAAGGCATACTGGGTGATAACGCATCCTTTACTTATGACTCCGAGGCCGACCTAGACGATGCGTCTTTTAGAAGACAGTTGGATCTTTCAGGAAACGCCGTACACTTAGACCTCAGAAAATCGGCCAGCTTCGGGTTCGAAATAAAAGATAGAGTTCCTACACTTTACGGAAATAGCTTCTTTAGAAACGCTTTTAGTGGAACTCCTGCCTTGGTAGCTAAAGATAACTCTAACGCAGATTTAGTTAAAGCTCACATAAATGTCACGGACTCTTCTGTGGACAGTAGAGCCGTTTACGGTCGAGCGGCCAAAGCAGAAAACAACTCTGTTATTACATTTAACGGGGCGGGTAACGGTGCCACATCCGTCATTGGACCAGCAGCGTACTTAGCCCAAAAGAATTTAGCCGCAGTATGTGCTCAAACAAACTCAACAGTAAACTTCCACGGACCTACTGCTATCTCCCAAGCAGGAGTAGACGTTCTTGCTGAGGAAAACTCTGTAATAAACTTTGAGCCTAGAAGACTTGATGGCCTCTCTATACCCGACGAGAATTCTTTTGAACTAAGCAGTAGCCAAAATCATACTTCTGTGGAACTGCATTCTACTAGAGCGTGCATAGTTGCAAACAAGAACAGTATTGTCAACATGAAAGATCTAGGAGCTTACGCCAAAAACTGGGAGAGCACCGATTTTGGTCTTTCTGCCTTGGACGACGGCGTAGACTATCCTCTACCATATAGCAGTATTGTTTCCGGGGGGTCAATGCAATTTTATGCAAACCCTCAGGATGCGGATGCCATTTCTACTTCTTCTTTGAACACAGCGACGTTTACGGCACCACTGTCTGTAACCTCAGTAGATCAAATTAACGCACTCCTAGTGGATAGAAATTTAGGAACTCCAAATTACGCGGGTGCTTTAGCTATTGGGGCTGGGGGGGTATGTCTTAGAGTTGTTCAAGATAGTGTAGTTAATGCTAGAAATGTTCACTTCCCATTCCCTCCAAATGATAGCCCTGCTGATGGACTAGTGTACGATTCTAGTGGCGATCTTTGTGAGAGATTTAACATCTGGAATGTCGCAGACACCTCAAGAATGAACGCTTCCTACTTATCATTAAGTGGTACGCACCCTGCGGACTCCCTTCAACATGGACCAAGCGCGTTGTGGGCTTCCTCAGACGGTGCTGGTGGAGAGGTCCCTGCCTCAGGCGCTCCTGCAGGAACTCCTGACACGGGCACACTCAGCATCCTTGATGCCTTCGGTCAAGGTAGTGCTGTATGGTTGCCTCCCTCAGGTGTAGATATTAATCAGCCGTTCGACCGATATTTCCCTATTTCCGGGGAGGGTCAACTAACTGCTGAGGCCGCATCCGCGCTGTCGCAAGCAGGAATAAATGTTAGTGGAGATGAAACTGTATTCTTTGGTGTTAGCGGGGGCTATAACAATAGAGGGTTCTTTAGAATTTATTGGTCACCGAAAGCAAGTGCTAAATTACTACTTAATGATTTAAGTGGCTATACTGAGGGAGCATATCCTCACGCTGGAAACTTTTCGGGAGTGTTAGGACCAGCATATCAAGTATTTTCTCAAGGGTACAACTGTTCAGCGGGTCTTTCTGCATTGCCTCCGGTGGACTCAGCTAATGCAAGTTCTGTAGCGCCGGACTTGATAAAGCAAAGCATTGATGAGAGCGGAGATGGAGTTAACGAAAAGCTATGGACTTCAGGATTTTATTACTGTAATGAAATGCTAGAAGAAAACCCCATGCAATGTATTCTGGATGAATCTGCGGCTGACACGTTTGCAAATTCTAGAAATGCAAGTATAGGTCTTGCGGGAAGACCAAAGAAAACAACAATTTACAACGCTGGGTTAGGTAGAAATTCTGATACTTACCCAGGGGACGATATAGGTGGATTTAAGTCGGCTACCATATTTGATTTATCGAGGGACAACTAATGGCAGAACAAGTTTACAACGAAAGTGTTTACAGATTTACCGATCCGGTAAGGATGTTTAAAGAAAATGATCCATACTATTTTGAGGTAGATAACATTCCTTTAAAGCAGCTACAAGAAAACTGCTTGTGGCTAAAAGATCAAATTAGAAGAGACGTTATTAAAATTAGTAACGTCAAGCGAGCCGACATTGATGAACTTAGGCCCTATGCTACGGGTGGGGACCGTTTAGTTCGAGTTAATCCTGGCAGGTACTCTGCTAGAATAAATGATCTTAGTAACAAACGCCCTTTAGGTTACCTAAGAAGAATTTTAGGTGACGAAGTAGGTGAGATAGATACTTGGGAAGCAGCCCTGCCGAACCCCGGAGGCTTCGTTACGGGAATGTTGTCCACAAATGGAGCGAACTACTTTTTAGAGCAAACAATAAATACATTTAAAAGTAACCTGAGTCAAGATGCTTTAGGTGCAAATGGTTTAGCCGAGAGAGCTTTCACTTGGCCTGTAATAACTCCTGACTATCCCGTTAATCGACCTGAAGGGGCACAGGTAAGCTCGCAAAGCGACTCTAACGCTTTAGGGTACGGTGGCACAGGATCAGGTGCCGCAGCCTCTATAGCACCAATGGTTATTACGGAGGCTTTGATTTGGGCAAAGTCTAGGTTTAACTCTGCGGATAGAGTCCTTTTACCTACTTATGATTTTACTTCGCCTGTCGATGGATTCGCATCACTACCGAGGACAGAAAGTTTCTTCGTAAAAACTTGGAGGGGTGTCAGCAGAACTTCTATAGTAGACATTCCAGAGGAGCTTTCAATCGAAGTCCCGGCCTTCGATGAGACTGATTTTTCCTATACAGACGAGAACGGAAACCGAGTGCAGGTGGACAATGTTTTAAATAGAATTGACATGGTTTTCATTTACAGTAAACCCGTTGATGCTAGTTCTGTTACGATACTAAAGGGTACGGGAAAGGAAACTATTACCACTCCCACATTAGGAATTGTTCGGGGGGCTGGTCTAAGAGCAAACTTTGCGGGCACTCCTAATTATGAAGAAGAGTACATGGAGGGAACAGGGACAGACCACAAAATACTAGCTTCTCCTGGGGACGCGGCGAACGAAAACATGGGATTCACCGCAGCTTCGGCTAACGATATAGCTTACGACATCAGAGGAAGTTTTCCTTCGCCCGATGACATTTTAAACATAGCACCCTTGATCACTGAGAAATTGGAGAGCACCGCTTATGAATTAGTTGGGCAGTCCATTCTTCCGGTAGCTTATGTTTGGGTCAGCAATACAGGGTCTGTGATTTCTACGACGGATGTTATTGACATTAGACCCCTTTTCAGAACAGCAGAACTAACATACAATGAGCGAGCAGGTATTGCGGCTGCAATGCCTCAGCTATCTTTAGCTAATCCCGCCGTAGGCAAGGGCCAGATGGATTATGAACTAAAGAGACAGTACGATGAGTTTAATGGGAGGATAAACTCTCTTGAGGTCGTTGAAGAAGAAGGTTTACCTACAGGTATTAGAACTGTAGCTGCCGGATATGTTTTTGGGGGTTGGAACTTTGGCCCTGAGGGTGCCCTTTTCGACTTCTACAGGACTGCTTTCGGAAATGATCCGATACAAGGAAACGAAAGCGAGCAAGCAGTAAAGGAATTCATTAGACAAAAATACGGCTACAGTAGAACAGGATTTTCTATCCCAGCTTATCCCGATTGGGATGTTGCTACTTGGGCTACTGCTGGAGAGCTACAAGATGTTGGAAAATATCCTAATGACTACATTAATACTGTATTCTCTGAGTTTGGAAACGTCACATCAGAAAATCAAGCCGATGCTATTGTTGTTGGAGGATCTAGCCGAGAGTTAGTTAATGAAGACGGCACAGGACCGGGTGGGGTTAATCCTCCTGATAGAGCAAACAACTTTATTAATGCACAGGCGTTGGGGGATCAATTATCTAGAGTAAAATTCAATTATATCTCTAAGAGAATAGAATTTGATAGGGAGAGTTATCCTGGATTAATTGATTATACAGTTGATGTAGAGCTTGTAAATAGCGTAGCCCAAACTACTGGAGCTAGAGGAGCGCCCATAAATACCATAGCTACTAACCCTAATGAGCAGCCAGGGATAGAAAGGGAAGTTGGGCAATATTTTGGCACATGGGTTGAGAAAGGAGAAGACTACTTTATTATTTATGTGGCATTTCCTTGTGCTGTAGCAAACTTTACTAATTTTGGGGGCCTCGGCAACGCAGGAACCAACGCGGAGCCACTTTACCCTGCTCCTCACCGCCTTCGAGGTGTTGGTCCAGGCCAAAGTGGAGGTTACTACAATGCTAGTGAACGTGGGGGACAAAGGTTTAGTAATTTCCTAGTTATGACAGATGATATACTAAAGTCTAATCAAGATCCCCAAAGAAGGTCTGGTAGCATTCCATTTTCTCTAGGTTATCAAGGAAATCCTAGAGTGGGAAAATGCACTTATCCTACAGTCAGTTGGAGTATGAAAGCCATAACTTCTGAAGATAGACCATTCTTCGCAGGAAACTTAGGTTTTAATAACGAAATTAACTTGAATCAAAATTAATAATGTCTGAGACTACGTTTGGTTGTGGTGATTTTCTTCCAGGAAGAGGTCCTTTTAACTTTCCCGACTTCATTGAAGGAGGAACGATTAATAATCCAGGCCCCTCTTTTGAAAGTGATCCTATTGACCCAAACCCAACGCAGCCTCCTGAGGATAAAGAATGTGGTTGTAGACCTAAAGCTCTAGGTACAGAAGTTACCTTTCCTTTATACACTATTCTAGGATATAAATACTTTGCTGTTCAAATAGAAAAAGAGTGCGTTGATATTATCAATGGTGCCCCGCCAGATAATACTATCTCTATTATTCAAGCCATAACTGCAAATATTGCTGCTATACCCAGGGCTCAACTGGTGTCCACAGTTCCTGGTTCCGAGGAGTGCGCGGACCCTCCTCCAGGAGGAATTCCTTCAAGCGAACTTATCTGCTCAGATAAAGAATGTGATCCCATAGTAATTATTTATAGAATTCCTAACGAGCCAGGGGATCCAAGTGGGCCTCCTAGCCCTTCTGGAGATATTGCTGCTCCTACAACCCCAGGGGCGCAAAATTGTTTTTGTACTATTACTGAGCCCGGTGGAGAACCCACATACGAAACAAGCACATATACTGCTGGAGGCATTCAAGTTGATGCTGTTTGGCAGAGAGAGTGTGTAGACAGAAGCACGGGTAATTATCAAGACTCTCGAACTGTTGTAACTAATTGGCTTGCAAACAACTTGCCTCCTAATGCTACGGTAGACTCTACCATCAATAAGCCGGATGAAAGATGCAACTGTAGGAGAACTTGGGTTTGTGATGATTGGAAAGAATCCTGGTTTATTCCCCTTAGTGTTATTATTGAGGACCCGGAACCAACAGGGGGTGATCCAGATCCCGAACCCCCAGGAGTTCTTGATCCTAGCACAGTCCCCGACGATGGAGGCCCCGGAAATGTTGATGTTATCGGAGACCAGGGTGGGGTTATTATCGGAGGAGATGATCCAGACCCAGAAACAGGCCCTATAGCACAGCCTCTTCCAGGGAATGAGGATCCTGGTGGAGGAGTAATTAGTATTGGAGAGCGCCCGGATGCGGGACCTCCTGGAGTTATTGGGGGTGGAGATGAGGAAGGCCCAAGACCAATTAATCCTATCGGTGCCCCAGAAGCTCCTGATCTACCTAACCCTATCAATCCCTTCTTAGCTCCAGATGATCCAGAAGGACCTAACCCACTAGATTTATTTACTCCGACTAACCAGTCTTTAACAGCACGGCAAAACACTGATCGCCAGTCGGACGAGCAACTGGTATCTAGAGCATTTTCATCTCAGGGCATAGATCTTTCCGACAGAGAATTAGTAAAAGCTATTTTAGATAAGCGTCCATCAGGGATCGAAGACGAAGAAGTATTCTTTAATACTATACCCAAACAAAGAAAAATTGTAAAAAATACAAGCCGGGTAACCAATATATTTAAAAAGAGAATAGATGAGTCTTTGTTTAAATTACTAAACTCTAATTTAGATTATGGAGATTGGGACAGTACCTTAGCGGCTGACATAACCCCAGAAATAATTTACTCTAACCTAAACGACGATGCTTTAAGCTATCTAGATAAAATTCTTAATTACGACGGTAGCCCTCTAACTAGGTCTGATATATTTTCTATAATAGGAACACGGGTTTTAGACGGAACAATTGCAGATGTCCAGTTAAGTTACTTATCTAAGTTGGCTGATGCCAGTGACCCCAAGGATAAATTTACTGTTGTAAGAAGCTCAAATAGTATTGTTAATGAGATTGTAGCCTTGGCCCTCGTAGAAAAAAATTATTACCCGTTAGACTTCTTAAAGTCTGCCGGACGAGGATTTGAAGTATTAAAGAATAAGAAAACTTTATCTAGCGACATTGATAAGTATATCGAGGTAACGATTGCTGGGCAAACTAGGAAGTATTATGTTAATGATGACGACACATTCATTAACCGAAATACTTTATCTTTGAAGGACGGAGATTATTTTGACGTTACTTTGAGTGGAGAAGTTACTCGAATATATACGAAATCTGAAAAAGATCACGCATATTTTATACCTGAAAAGACAAAGCAGGTGGCCTTAAAAATACTAGGTGGGGATCCTAGTAGAGCATTGTCCGTTAGTGGAGACCCTAGAGGAATAGAGATAGATTCTTCTTTATCAGCACCAAGACAAAACATTTACTTTTTGAGTTGTGTTCTTGATACTTTAGACACTGTTCCTGATCCTGTCAACCCCAAGTTTTTGAAAAGAACAAAAGGTAAATTTGTCAATGTGCCTTTAGATAAAATTGATGAAATAAACGAATATATTAAGTATAAAGATAATCATCAAACCTTTGTTTTAAACGATGAGGATTTGTTGTTTGATTATGTAGATCGGGATGGAGAGGTGTTTTTAGAGCAGACGGATATCCTTTTAGATTCACCCAAAGAGAACAAAACGCTTCCTTTACTAACCAGACAATACCCTTGGTATATTCTTTTGTACCCAAGCAATAAGCCTGAGAATAATCCATTCAATGGTAAATCACAAATTACTAGCTATAGCACTTCCTCAAAAGATGCTGAGGAAACTATGACTAGACAAATTAGAACAGCAACCACAATTATTCCCAATCTTAGAAATTCTTACAACCAGTTCATCAGTGTTAATTTAGTAGGAAAAAATGCCAGGGATGTTTTTGATAATCCAGATAACGATGCAAGAATAAATAAGCTAAACCTAGAAAATACCCTAATAAAATCGGGCTATGTGGATTCGGAAAACAATGTTCTGGCAGCTTCTGAGTTTGTAGCTAACAGACAGAAGACAGGATACCGACTACTTCATGAAATAATAACTAGCTTAGATAACAACTATCTTCTAGGGCTAAACGGCATAGGTAAATCTCTTACCGAATTTGATGTTCTTTGTAGGTTGTCGTTGAGACAGTTCAACAAGCTGTTTAGGCTTGAGAACTTTACAGAAATGAAAAGAACTTTGTTCAATGGTGTGGTTAGCGATGTAAAAGTAGTGCCAGCGACTAAATATTCTGACTCTAAAATATTTACTCATAAGACGCAGTTGGTACGCAGGAAGGCGGCGGCTCCAGAACAAGACGAGTACCCTGAGCAAAAGTCTACTAACTTCGGTCGCTCCTTAGTTCCTCCTACGACTGAAGATGATCCCGCGTTTGGGTCATTTGTTCCTCCTGCGCCCCCCAGCTTGTTGCCGTAACATTTTTTAAAACAAAAAACATTTGTCTCGTTTGGTATGCTAAATAACCTAGAGATGAAAATCTTAACCTTTTTATAGGATATAATTATGGATCACATGAAATTAACTGACGAACTACGTCAACAGCTTATGGAAGCTGCCGTTTGGAAGAACGACGAGATTGCTGCTCGCCTTGACGAGTCCTCTGCCGTAGAGGAGCTTGAGGAGCTTGAGGAGAAAGCCTCCTGTGGCTCGAAGAGAGCCAAGAAGGGCAGGAAGCCCATGCAGGACATGGAGTACCAGCACTCTGAGTATGAGGATGATGAGGACGCTGAGGAGCTTGAGGAAGACGTTCACGTTTGCCCCCTTTGCGTCTCTCAGCTTGACGAGTCCATCGACGAGGAGCGCATCCTTGAGCACCTTAACGTAGTCCTTGGTCTTGTAGACCGCCTCAGCCAGCTTAACGAGGGCGACGAGGACATCGAGTCTGTTATTGACGAAACTATTGCCGACATTCTCTTCGCTGACGAGGAGGAGTGATCGTGGATAGTATCGGAGATTTCGCAGAGAGCTTAATCTTAGGTCAGGTCGAAGACATAAAGCGTGGAAAGTCTTTGCCTCCAAAACTAGAGGAGGCAAAGGCTAACGCTAAAGCTCCTGCCAAAGATATATCTAATGTAGAAGTCCCCGACGAGATGATGCGTCAGATCCTAGGTGAGGGTTTTCACCCCCAAGACACACCTCCTGCTGAAACTATGCCTGAGTTAGTCTGGGATGAACCTGAGCCCGACCCAGAACCAACTGTCATCACTGAGGAGACTGCTCAAGAGCTTGTATCCCTTATAGAAGAGGTACGAGGTATGGTATCAGATCTAAAGGAAATGACTACCTGCGGTATGCTAGGTGTCAACATGGCTGGACCTGTAGCTGACCCTATGAAAAACTCGGCTAAAGGTTATCGCAAACCTACTAGAAGCTCTATCTTAAAGGACAGTATTCGGAGAAAAATTAGATGAAGCTAACCGATGCACTTGATTGTTTGAGCGAGGCCCGTGGCTCTAAGGAGGGTAGAAAATATTACACTTCTAAAAAGGCTGTTAAGGGCGACAAAAAGAAAACTTTCAAGGGCAGGGTAAAGACTTATACAAGTATCAAAGATGCTTTAGCTAAAGGTTCTTATGGTCAAATCTTCTCAACGAAAGCGGCAGGTAGGCTTTATGTCATATCAAAAGCTAAGTGGGGATCTAAAAGCGGCCAAGGAAAGATAGCCAAAGGATTCACTCCAGGAAGTGCGACTCCCTCAGCGGCCTTCAGTAGTGTACGAAAGCACGCGGCTAGAACTCTTCTTCGATATGGGAGCGGTTCTGATAAACTAGCGCAAAAATATGGTTCTAGATCCATCAGAAAATCTAGAGGAATCGGCGGCAAAGATGGTCGTCTAAGTAAAGGAGAAAAGTGATATGCAATTACTACAAGACGTATTCATCGTAGAGAATCTTCAGATTTTAACAGAAGGTAAGACTAATCCCACAGTAAAAGTTAGAGGTGTTTTCGGACGCTGTAACGAGGAGAACAAAAACGGTAGAACGTACCCTACTAAAGTTATGGAGGGGCAGATCACTAAGGTCCAACCTCTAATTGAAGAACGCCGCTTATGTGGTGAGCTTGATCACCCTCAAAACGATACGGTAAAGCTTTCTAACGCCTCGCATCTAGTAACTAAACTTGAGATGAAAGGTAATGAGCTTATTGGTGAGGCCGAGATCCTTAACACTCCTGCGGGCCTTACAGCTAAGGCACTCATTGAAGGTGGAGTAAAAGTTGGTATTTCTTCTCGCGGTATGGGAACTCTATCAGAGGATGCTAACGGGAAAAAAGTTGTTAATGATGATTTCCGCCTTGTAACCTTTGACCTTGTGGCTGATCCATCCACAAGAGGAGCTTTCCCTGGTCTTTCCGAGTCCACTGAGTCCAAGTTTGCTAGAGAAAGCCAAGACAAACTCAAAAAGGAGTCTAACTTTGTCACCATGATTGAGGCTCGTTTAAGAGATTCCTATACTCCTTTCCTTGAGGAAGCTAAGAAGAAAGGAAAGAAGAAGAAAGGAAAGAAGAAGAAGGGATTCCCTGATTTAACTGGTGATGGTAAGGTAACCCAAGCAGACATTCTTACGGGACGAGGTGTCATCGGCAAGAAGAAGGGCATGATGGAAGCAGTTAAAGAAGAGGGTAGCTGGCACAAGATAGCCTTCTGTTTGGCTGAGGCTTTAGGTTTGGTTCAAGAAAGCCAGCCGGGATCGGACCCAGGCACGGACAGCGCCGCGCAAAGGCACAACCGAAACAAGAATATACAGATAGCAAATAAAAGAAATGCGCGTCACGGTGATCAGAGAGCTTTCCGTTCTTATGGTTCGGCAACCCCAAAGTGATCGCCTACATTTTATAAAAAAAAGATAATTTAGGTTGCATGGCTCCATACATATAGCTGAACCTAGGAGAAAAACTCATGAGTAATATAAAAAACATAGCCGACATTCTTCCCGAAGGGCTCGATGAATCTACAGTTGAACAGATCTTTCAACTTGTAGATTCTACTATTAACGAGCAAGTCGCTGAGAAGATTGGCCTCCTTGAAGCGCGAGTCACCGCGTATATCCGCACTAAAATTGATGACCTTAAAGAACAAGCTCTTACAGAACTCTCCGAGGAGAGCGAAGTCTATCGAAATGCTAGACTATTCGAATCTGTAAGAACTCTCATGTCCCTTGAGCTTAATACCGACGACCAAGACAATGCTCTTTCTGAAATGACCAACCAGTATGGCGAACTTCAGGAAGAGTTTGACGTTCTAAACAACCAGCTTGCGAGCCTAGTTGAGGAGAACCAGAACCTTGAGAACACGGTAAGAGTTATGGACAAGAAGGTTTCTATTGCTGAGGGCTTTGCCTCTGAGCTTGAGACCGAAAAAGCACAGCTTCTCGAAGAAGTTGAGAACCTTGAAGCCGCGAAGGACGAAGCATTTGTCTCTTCAGAGAAAGCGGTAGTTGTTTCCAAAGCAGATTTGGAGATCAACGAAGAAAGAACTCATAAAACGAATAGCAACAATGAGTTCTTAACTGATGAGGTCATGAGATTCATGCCCTTCACCTCCCAATCCTAATAATTAATACTATGGATATTATGCACCAAACTGACGAAAAGCTCGTCCAGAAGTGGGAGCCTGTCCTTGAGGGCATTGACAGCGACTATACTCGTCGCGTCACAGCGCAACTTCTAGAGAACCAAGCTAAGTCAATCGTTGAGGAGCGTATTTCTGAGGATCTATCACCTGCTGCAACCACCACTGGTCAGCTTGGTACGTTCCAGAAGTTCGCCTTCCCTCTTGTTCGCCGGGTTTACCCGCAGCTTCTTGCCAACAGCTTAGTTGGCGTTCAGCCCATGCAAGGACCCGTTTCCCAGGTATTCTACCTCGGTAACGACCGCGCTATAGGCAACGACATCCAGACCGTCTACAGTAAGTTCAACCTCACCTACAGAGGTCTTACGGCTCAGACCATCGGTTCCGTTTCTGGCGGCTTCGGTGACGGCGGCGGTACTTTTGACGGAAACGAGGGCGTAGGTCTTGATCAGGCGACAGCCGCTGGCGGCTTCGACCTCTCTAACGTCCTTAACTTCTCTGGTGGCGCGGACGACCTAGAGGGTAACGGCGCTCCTTCTGGCACCTTCGGTGGTCAGATCGCGGCGTTCCCGAACGCCAGTGCCATCATGGGCTATCAGCTTTCCGCTGGTGAGCGTCTAACTGGTACGGGCATCCCTGAGATGACCTTCCACATCGAGCAAGAGGCGGTTGTCGCCAACACTCGTAAGATGCGTGCTCTCTGGACGCTTGAGGCGTCTCAGGACCTCAAGGCTTATCACAACCTTGACCTTGAGCGTGAACTCACTGACCTTCTTTCCAAGGAGCTTCAGCTTGAGATCGACCGCGAGCTTATCGAAGACCTTCGTATGATCGCTTATGGTATGCGCGACCGTAACCTTGGTGGTGTAAACCAGAACCTTATGGATTCTAGCTACATCAGCATGGGTAAGGACGGCGAAAAGTTCCCAGGTATTGTTGACTCGGACACCACTGGTGTTTTCGTTCCGGCTCAGTTCACCTACGACTTCAACGGTGCTCAGGGTCAGGGGACCGACACTGCTCTCGGTACTGGTCAAGAGTCTTCTAACGTCTTTGTTGTTGATTTCTCTGCCTCTGGTCAGCCTGACCTCTTCCCGCGTCACGTTGGCGAGGTTTACTCAAACCTCCTTGCGGTGATTAACCTTGCTTCGCAAGACATCTACCGCACCACGATGCGTGGGCCGGGTAACTGGCTTCTTACCTCTCCTCTCATGGCTTCACTCATGGAGAGTGCCGCCAAGCTTGAGGGTGGTATCCAGCCCGCTGATGGTCCTACCAACATTGGCCGTAACAGCATTGAGTATAAGGGTAAGTTCATGGGCCGCTACGACCTTTACGTCGATCCCATGTACCCGCAGGACGAGATCCTTGTTGGCTACAAAGGAGCTAACGCGATGGACGCGGGCTATGTTTACGCCCCGTACATTCCGCTCCAGCAGCTACCAACTGTTGTCGATCCTGAGACCTTCCAGCCCAGAAAGGGCTTGCTTACCCGCTACGGTAAGGTCCAGATCGAGCCGTATAACAGATTCTATCGGATCGTCCGAGTTATTGGCCCGACCTCTAACTTCCTCTTCGCGCCGTTCGCTAGAAACCAAAGTGTTCTAGGCACTCCGGTCACCTGATTCAGGTGAGTAAATAAAAAAGCGAGGGCCAGAGGTTTTTTGTTCCTCTGGCCCTCGCTCATTCCTATATAAATTAGACATGTATAACTACAGAAGCAAATGTAGGTGGAATATGCTTCTCCATATCGACGGGGAGATAATAGAAATTCGACCAGGAGAAAAGTTCAATTCTAAAGAATTAGTAGAATCTAGATACCTTGTACGAATAGATCCACCAAAAAAACCAAAGCGAGGCGAAAAAGCCAAGCCCCAACCCATAGAAAACAATGGCAGCACTGAGAGTAGATCCTAAGTTACTTGGCTACGGAGACTCTTTTGGAACCTACGCGGGTAGGAACCTTGGAGATACGGAGATATACTCTACAGCTATAGATAGCTCAAAGCTCAATACAGGAACTTTAGCTGATCAAGTTGAGTTCACTCCCTTCGAACAAACCATAAAGGATTTTATTCTTGCTCGTCTAGGTCACCCTATTGTTAGAGTTGAGCTTACAGACTTTCAAATTAAAACTGCCATTGATGAATCAATCACTAACTTAGACTACCACGCTCCTTTTTGGAACACTCAAGTAGCTACGTTTGAGACTTCTGGCAACGTAAACACTTATGTTCTGCCAATGCACATAGCGAACAACCTGACCTACTGCGCTTACAAGAAATCACTTCTAAGTATTCAGCCACAGGCAGGAACCTTGGAGTTTGATTTCTTTATCAAGTATTTCCAGGACAACTTTGTATTCAGCGACTTCTCTATTTCGGACTTCTATCTTCTACAAACTCACTTGGAGATGACTAGAAAAGTTCTTAGTCAGGAAGGTTCTTGGGATCTAATAAACGGTAATGTCCTTCAATTATATCCAGCGCCTGTACTTAGAGAACCAGTTATTCTAGTATACCGTGGACTTGACACAGGGACCATGCATCCATACTACAAGAATTGGCTACAACGATACGCTCTAGCAGTTTCTAGAGGCGTCCTTGGAGAGATCCGAGGCAAATATTCTTCGCTACCATCACCAGGAGGTGGAGCGAGCTTGAACGGAGCAGCACTTATTCAGCAAAGCGATGCTGAGAAGGAGAAGCTCAAAGAAGAACTTCTATCTGAGATAGAGGAACCACCAGTATTCACATTATTCTGATATGTTAAACGAAAGAAAAAAAAGACCCAATAGAAAAAGACCTCCTGAAAAGATAACTTCTACCTTAGGAGTTATCAAAACTAAAGGCAAGCATGGAAAGGAGCATAGTGTTGACACAATGCCACGATTAGTTAATAGGGACGGTTCTCCTCAAACAACGGCGAAAAAGATTCTATCAAAGCATACTGCTGGTCCTAAGGGAAAACTTCCTGATCACACCGTCTACCACGACATGGGTTATCTAATGGCCGAATCTCTTGGTTTAATTTCAGAGGAAGAGTACGACTCCAGTAAAGAATTGAGAAGGGAGTTAGAAATCGCAGCTAGAAATACAGGCGCTAAAAGTGGTGATGATGTAATCCTAAGAGAGCCTGTCACCACGCCCAAGAAGAAGCCCGAGAAGAAGAAAATAGTAATAAGAAGAAAGAAAAAGACGACGAAGAAGAGCAAGCCCCCCACTGATAGACAAATCGCACAACGATGGAGAGGCCCTGATGCTTCTCCCCTAGGAGGATGAGCAACAAGAACTACAAGGTAACGACTAAGCTACCAGCACTGCCAGACATAGATACGGATGACAGTGCTCTTAGCCTATTTGATCAGGACAACCCTGACATCAACCTGTTCAACCTTGTAGATGATGAGATGATTCGTCTAGCTGGCTCCAAGTTTCACTTCTATAAGTATTACCAGTCAGACAACTACGACGATGTGTATCGAGAGGAGAGGAGCAAGGTAGTGTCCAAGACACCTATTGTAGTTCATGGGCACTACGATCCTATCTCCATGTCAGAGGAGCTTACCCAGTTTGGTATTGAGCTTACTAACGATCAGCTATTTACGTTTAACAAGAGCTATATTGAGACCAAGCTTGGTAGGTCCGTCATTCCTGGTGACGTAATCAAGCCTATGTTTCAAGAGCAGAAGTATGAGATCTTCGAGGTGGTTGAAGATAGCTTCGAGGCGTATGGAGTTTATCATTTAGTGTGCTCTGCCAAGCTCCTCCGCGACAGCACAGAGGTTCAGGACACCCCTCTCTCAAAGGTTAGTGATGAACTTGGCGGGTATGGAGGAGCTATCGAAGAGCTATGACAAGAAACAACTCAATAGAATCTATACTCGGTTTGGACGTTAGTAGTAATGAGAGTAGAAATAAATACTATCCTACTAGGGAGGGTGATATTAGAAGAAAGATCTTCAAGATGACTCAGGCCAAACAAAACATCTCTTTCATTTATAGGGATTCTCTTCGCGCAATGATTTCTGCATTTAATGACATCGGCTATATCTCCGCAGAGGATAAGTTTAAAGAAATTAAGTGTCTACATGCAAATGCGGAGAGGGCTATTGCCAAGCTTAAGCAAGAAGAGAATATCGTCTTACCAATGCTAACTATTTCTCAAACTACAACTGCTAACGACGATACAAGAAGAAGGCAAGAGAGTGTGCTTGTTAACGAGAAGTATTGGGACGCTGAAAAAAATAGAGCCTTCCGAGTTCTAAGCCTAGCTCCCAGACCAATTAACATAAGTTATCAGCTAAACGTATGGTGCAAGTACATGGCTGACATGGACCAGATTCTTGAGCAGGTTAGGCTTAAGTTCAATCCAGAAATGAGTGTGCCAACTAAGTTTTCTACTATAGCAAAAGCCTTCTTAGATACTGAAGAGGATGTCGGCTCGATCACGGCGGGGGATAAAGAAGATAGAATAATAAAGAAAACTTTCAATGTTGTTTTCAGAACCTATGTTCCTAATCCTAAGTTTCTAGTAACCTCTACCGGGAAGATAGAAGAGTTTAACACGGAGATTATTTTACCTTGAGGATTCCTGTGATAAGTGGATCCAGGGCTTCATGTGGTGATGCCGCTGTAGGAAATCCCATAGTGACTGTTGAAGGGATTCCTGTGTGTATTGTCGGGGAAAGTATAGCGGGAGGGATTATTGGGGGTCCAGGTGCAACGAGGGTCTTTATTTCTGGGAGGCCCATGAGTGTTCAGTTTGATTCTGTTGCTCCTCACGGGGATTCTCCACACAACAGTGCCTTGATGTCTACCTTGGCTACGGGCAGAGTTGTTGTTCAATAAAAAAAGTAGTAAAAAAACTTTCTAAACACTCTACATACTAAGGAAGGAA